AGACCCTGACAGGATCGTATTATTCATGTCCGACATTGACGAGGCGGAAGCCCTTGCTTTGGAAGAGTGTCTGATCATCCAATATGGAAGGATTGATATTGGCACCGGAAAATTATATAACAAGACCAATGGTGGTGAGGGTATATCCGGATATCGTCATACGGATGAGACCAAGCACCGGATGTCCAAATCTCACACCGGTGTTCCGAAGAGCCAGTCCCATAGGGATAATATTTATTGGGCCACTGTGGGTGAGAATAATCCAATGCATGGAAGATTGCACACGGATGAGACCCGAGCAAAGATGTCGGCAGCCCACACCGGAACCACTAAATCACCCGAAACAAGGTCAAAGATGTCGGCTGCTACCTCCGGTGAGAATAATCCAATGTATGGCCGGAGATATAAGAAAACCAGAGATTCGATTAAAAGGTCTGCCCGGGCTCATATGAAGTGCTGTGAAATTGATGGTGTGTTATATGGTTCTGCCAAAGAAGCTGCGAAAACTCTTGGTGTTGGATACAGCACTGTCACCGCCCGATTAAAGAATGTCAAATTCCCGGAATGGAACTTTGTATAAAAAAAAGAGGCCGGAAAAATCCGGCCTCTTTCAGTATAGCTAAGTCTTTGAAAATTAACCCAGAATGTTCTCAACTCTGAATATGCGAAAGAATTTATTCGACCGTGCATTACCGATACCGTTTTGCGGAGTTGCCTCGGCGAACGGATTGGCGACCATGCCGTAGCGGGTCTTGAATGCCATGATCTGGCTAAGGTTAGCCGGGTCAGTGGCACGCAGTTGCGTGAGCGGAACGTATGGGCAGTAGAAGATACCGGCATCGAAAGGATGCGACCCACGATAACCAACACAGGCATAGTCAACGACCGCATATGGATCGATGTACACCTTGAGCCAGCCGTTAAGAACGCCAGCAAACGTGTTGCCAGTGTCGTCAACTTTCAGGCCACCCGACTTCATCTCAGGAGTGTAATCAAGAACACCGGCCATGCGCAGGGCAGAGGCAACGTTCGAGGAACACAGGATGAAGTTACCACGGCCACGACGAGTGTCTTTGGCAACGGCATTGGCTTCAAGCTCAAGCTGCAGAACCATACCCTTGATACGCTCAGCTGACCAGCGGCCATCGGCATCGGCAGTCAGGTTGAACACGCCGGGAACGGCTACGTTTGCAGTCTGGGCTCCACGTTTCGCACGGGAGGTGATTGTACGAATCATCTCACGGTTGATTTCAGCCAGAATTTCAGGGGCAAGGATGTTTGCCAGTTCGGCATCGGCATCCAGACCGTGAATGGCCTTGAGGTCTTGGAACAGCTCAAGCGAATAGTTGGCCTTCAATTGGCGGGACACAGCAGTGACGCTGGTCTTTTCGATTGAGAAACCCATTTCGCCGTAGGTATCACCCTCTGCCGTGGCAGTGGACATACCGGTGCCGAAGCCGAAGTCATCAGCGAGGTCATCGCCAGTGCCAGCGCCGACGAGTGATGTAGGCGTACCGCCATCATTCGAACCAGCAGCACCCAGAAGAGACGAAGGATCGCCACCGTGGATACCAGCACCCGAGAAATCGGTGTCAGCTTCGTTGAAGAGAGCTTCCGTACCGGACATCGAGGTGTAGCGTGACTTCATTGCGAAGATCAGGCCGACTGGACCGTTCATAGGCTGGACACCAGCAAGATCGAATGCGATCAGGTTAGGCATTGCCCGACGAACGAGGGAGATAAGGATCGGGTCCCAGTTGGCAACGCCAGCATTGGACACGGAGTTGGTTGGAACTGCTTCGTTCAGTGAACGATCAGCCCGCATGGCAACTTCTTGGTTTTCAAGAACCTGTGCAGTTACCGTCTTGCGGTAATGATCGCCAATGGCCGGAGCGGCATCAGCATTGAGGACCGGAGCCCACTTTTCGACCAGAAGGTCGGTTGAAGTCATAGACATTTTGTTTTTCTTTCCAGTATGGGTTTAGCTAAGGTTTCGGTCTCGGGTAATTTGCATTGCTTTCAGATAGCCGCTCATCGATGATGAGAGGTCCTGATCGCCATTACCTTCGTTCAGGTTTTCGACCAATGGGTCACTAGGTGCCTTCGAGGTCTTGGTATTGCCATTGCCAAAGTGGGTTTCTTTCAGACGATTGATCGACACTTCAAATTCTGCGTTGTCCGTATAGTCCACGGACTCAGCAAGCTTTTGTAGCTTTGATGTCTGGTTCACGCTCAGATCGAACGATGCTTCCGAGATAATCTGGTTGCGCTTCAACTCAACATTTTCCTTGCGGATTGCGAGAGCTTGGCGAGTAACCTTCTTGATTTTCTCATCCTTGGCTGCTACAGTAGCTTCCAATTGTTCCACCATGTCGATTTTGCCTTCTGGCACTTCGACGTGATGCTCTGTGAATACCTGCCGGATACCTGCGACAAACGAGTCGGACAGTTGGGTGGCAGCACCTTCACGGATTGCGATCTTGTTCTCTTCGAAATAGTTCTCTGTGACATAGTCCAGATACTCATCGACCCGAGAAATTAGAGCCTCTTCTTGATGTTCAATCTCTTCCGAGAGTGCCAACGAGAATTGAACTTCGATATCTTCTGCGATCAAATTGATCTTTGCAGCGACGGCTGCTTCGAAGATTTCAGTTGCCGCAGCAAGGAATTCTGGTGAAAGCGTTTCATCGATTTCATGCAGAGCCGCAACTTCGTCCGATAGATCGATCTCAATTGCTTCCATTGCCTTAAGCTTGACATTCTTGCCCTTGAACGATGCATCAACCAGCTTGTTGTTTTGGTTCATGTAACGCTGCACCAGACCAAGAATTGCCTTGGCTTGTGGCAGGCTGTATTTGGTTGTCTTGTTGCCCGCAGCCTTGACGGAATTAACCGAGTCAGCCGTGGTAACAAACTTGTCGGCGCCGGTCGAGACAGCACGCTTAGGAAGCTTTGTAGCCTTCTTTGCGCTGTTTTCAGGAGCCACTTGGGCACCATCTTGTCCAGCCGGAGCATTCAGAGTTTGCATTTTCCCATCCCATGAGGAAGGATCAGCAGATTCGCCAAACATGTCTTCGTCTTCGTCATTTCTAAATTCGACTTCGACATCATCGTCGCCTTCATCGGAAAATTCGTCACCGTCTTCTTGGCCCAGTTCATCAGCACCGACTTCATCGTCACCCTCAACACCGGCAATAGCCGCAAGTTGGGATAGGAGGTCTTCGATCTGATCGATCAGGCCAGCGGCATCGCCATCGTCTTCGCCTTCGAGATCGTCCTCGTCGCTAACGGATTGCCCGTCAACAGCGCCTTCATCATCGGAAATGCCTTCGGCATCGTCCAGTTGATCAAGGTCGGAAATCTCATCTTCATCATCGAGATCGACGCCGGATACACCTGTATCGGAATCGGCCCCAAAGATGTCAACATCGGCTTCGTCATCCACATTCGGATTGCGCTTATGTGCTCTAGGATTCATTGTATTTCCTTTTCTTAATCTTGAGACATTCCAGAGAGGAACTGTCTCAAGCTATTAAGCTTTCGAGTCATAAGTTCAGTCTCCGTTTCTTCTTCAATGCGCTTAGCTTTGAAAATCCCATCGGTGTCCTTGGCCCACTCCACGCCTTCCATAATCCCATTAACAAATGCGTTATGCGCTGAGGGGTCTTGAACAATATCGACGGTATTCAAAAGGAAGTCATTTCCAACGTAGGAAACACCCTCCTGCTGCGTAAGGCTGCCCATACCACGACTTGAAACGCCTAGTTGGACACCACCTTCAAGAAGACCTTGGACGATCTTCCCACACGGGGTATTCAATACTAGGGCTTTTCCAATCACATCATCACCTTTCCATGAAAGTTCCATGATGCGATGGGAAACTCTGTCCATATTGATGGTCGGGCCTTCGGGGTGATCTAGTTCACCAACAGCTCGACCAGTACGGACTTGATTTGTATTATATGCGTCAACCGCAGATTCTAGAATACTCTTCTTGTAAACACGGCCATTGCGGTTCTTCTTCTCGGCTTGCATAAACACGCCTTCGATGTAGAACTTCTTTTCGCCAGACTTAGCGTCATTCTCGGTCAAGACCTCGATGCCACTATTCATATGTTCACAGATTAGTTTCATTTCGGTGCGATCTTTGCAAATAGCTCTTGTGCGACGTCAACACGGACGTCATGCATTCTGTCTGCGCTCTTTTCCAAATGAATTTCAGTGAAGGTGCGCTCGGCATCCTCGAACTGCTCTTTCTGGATGAAGCCAATTAGCTCCCGAACTTGTTCACGATTTGACATGTGTTATCCTTGTTTATGCAAATATTTATAGTGATTTGATTTTCTGGGAATACTGTTTGAATGACTCAAGTGCAGCGCTGTGCACCTTCCCGGTCACGGCATGATAGACAAGCTCAACAGCATCTCGATTAGTAACATGGGTGCCAGCCTCGCCCTGAAAAAGGAATGTGGCCAGAGCCTCGATTTCAGCGGTCTGCTCAAAAGTTGCACTACCCATGTGATAGGTATCAAACCCAGAATTGGATGGCACCCAATCCAGAATGTCACCCAGAGTATCACTGAGCGGTCGTGGATTATCGTCACCACCATCGTAATCATCAATGGCGTCCCGAATATTTCCACGGTGCGCTTCGAATTTGATGTATGATGATTGGGTTGGGTACTCTTCCTCAAAGAATGACGAGAAGTGCCCGCCTATGGAGCCCACAGCAAGCCCGACATATTCGTGATAGGCGGCCCTGAACCGTTCTTCAAATACCCAATCAGGCACCCTGAATTTGGTACGTTTGACAATCTGTTCGATGATGTGAGATTTAGCTTCCTCATCGTCAATGAATTCGAACTCTTGTCGGCCCATAACAGTCGGAAATTTTTTGGCGAGGGCGGCGTTGAGCTTCGCATCGTTCTTGCGCAGTGCCTGTCCCACAATCGTTTCAGAAGCATGTTTCACGCTGAAATGTTCATGATAGAATGGAAAAATATCCGCCTCGAAGTCAAGTGGCCCGCTCTCATTCGCCGGGATTTCCAGCATCTCGCCCAGTCGCATGATATCGTCATGCGATGGATTGCTCCCGTGCTTCTTCTCCGATCTCACAACGATGTCATTGAGCATATTTTGGATGTCATCCGAGACTTCTGACATAAGGTCTTGGCAATCGAGGGTGGTTTCCATTACAATGAAATCTCGGTTCACAGACTCGATGGAATTATTGTTGAGATACACTTCGGTGCGAAGCCATGTCTCGAATTCATCCGCAACATCGGAGTCCCCACCGGCGATCCATCTGTCCACGATGGGCGCCCCGTTTGTCTGGAAATCAAAGTCCGGCTTCCCGGCCATGATTTCCTGTTGCTGGTCTTCTGTGAAGTCTTCCCATGTCCAATTTTCCTCAACAACCCATCGTGGATCGCCCATGCCCCGGATGCCCCGTAGAAGCATCAAGTCAACCAAATATTTCCCATACTTTTCGGCGACGGGCTTCTTGTTTCCTCGGCCTTTTATTTCACCGATGATACCGCCATCCTCCTTGATCACGGTCACATGTGGCATGCGCCACCGGTTTCCTGTTGCGTCTGTTTTCATTGTGCTGAGTGATATGAGAATATCGTCACTATTTTGCCGGGGTTCATTTCCACAATGTCCCATGGCCTCTTGTTCGGCACTACAATATGCCTTATCCGTGGACACCCACGCCATCTTTTTATCGGGGTATTCTTTGAGGACCTTTACGTCATTCTCACCCTCAAGCTTGATCCAGCCTTTCCATGTCGCATTATATGCATTCTCAAGTGCATTATGGAGCATGCCGTATGATAGTGATGGATCGAATGTGATGGCATCAACCGCAACCACACCAGCCTTGGCAAATTTCGACAGACTGTTGATCTCATCGGTCAGACGCTCAGTTCCGGAATGCCAGAATAGCAAGCGGATGGTATTCCGATATGAATCTTCACCCATGGCCTTCTGCATTTTGCGAGAAAATCCATACTGCAGGATGAACCCCAGTGCCTTTACGACTCTTTCATTCTTTTCGATGGTATAGCCGCCGGACATCCCGCCAATCGCATCCCGCATCGCAATAGCAAGAAATCCAGATTTCAGATATTTGACGGCCCAGACGATTTGATCTTCTTTGGGAAATTTTAGCTTGAGAGACTTTGTCTGGGCATCCAGCCATGTTCGATTCATTTCGAGTTTGCGAGTAAGCTCTTTCACGTTCCCTTCGCTGTTGGTGGCATCTCCACCACCCTGTTCCAGATAGTTGACAATTTTTCGAGCAAGGACCGGTGCAGAGTCGATGTCGGCCATCATCTGAGGGATATTGGCAGCTTCCGAGAAGAATGCCATTTGCCCGCTCTGCATGATGGCAGATATTTCACGAAGCAAGTTGTCGGACATTATCGTGTTTCTTCCTCTTCACCGAGATCGGTATCAGTTTCTGCGTCCGCACCAAGTTCGGTAGCTGCGCCCTCTGGATCGTCCAACGGAACTTCATTCTCGTCAGGTAGGTCTTCGCCCATTCCCGGATCGCCGAGATCGCCTTCGAACCCGCCGCCCTCTGGACCCGGACCCCCGCCGCCTTCAAGATCGGCATCATCCGGATTCGGAAGGCCGTCATTGTTGAGGGCTTCTCCACGGATTTGGTGCTTAATTTCCTTGATCTGCTCTTCGGATTGGTGTAGGATATGGCGCCGGATATACTCTTTCGAGAAATATGTGCCTTGGTGTTCCTTCGCCTCATTGAGGGTCTGGATGCGTTCACGCAGAATTTCAGCTTCCTTCAATTCAGAGAAGAAGTTGTCCCGAGCATAGTCAAACATGATCTCCTCGCCCAAGTCTTCCCATTCCTCACTCGTAAGAATGCCGGTAAGGATAAGCTGGTTGCGCAGGAGCTGCTTGAATAGTTCCGCAAACTTTGTGCGAAGCTGATCGATGAATTTCTGAAACTTGACTTCGTCCCGATTGATTTCGGTCGAACGCCCGAGCGAGAAGCCGGACTCATTATCCAGACGGCTCATGGGCACATTCATGGAATTGAGAAGCTGCTTCTTGAAATACAAGATGTCTTCGATCTCGCCAAGGTTTGTACCACCCGGTAGATTGGAAACCTGTGCACCGCCGCCGGTTGATGTGCGAGGCAGCCAGAAGTCTTCGAGCATATGCATGTGCTTGCGGTCGCTGGTAACATCACCGGTCGCCGCATCATATGTGAGCTTGTTGCGATATTTCGCCATCAGCTGTGACATATACTGTTGACCCGCAACCTTTGACATGTCGCTGACGTCAACCGAAAAGATGCGCCTCTCGGGTGCACGGGCGAGTCGATAGATGACAAGTGAATCTTCCATCATCCGGAGCTGGTTAATCGCCCGGAGAGATTTATGCAGATATGACAGATTGTATCGACGGGTTTGATCCATGATCCCGGATGTGATATAGGCAACCGAGTCCTTCGCAATTTTCAGGCCGTTGACAGCCGAACCACCGCCGCCCTGTCCCATCCCCATGGAGCCGCCGCCTTGCGATGATGAGCTTCCGGTGAAGCCGTCATCCGAGTAGATGAAATATTCGTCCCATCCAGAGATGAGCTTAGCGCCGGTACGAGCATCTTGCTCCTCAACGACTTCCTTGACTTTCTGGATTTTCAGTGGATTGATTGGGCGAATTTCCTGAATGCCACGCTTGGGGTTGTTCAGGTCGATCACAATGTGATATGCAAGGCGGGCATCGATATACCAGCGCCGAAAGATTTCGTGTCCATTCTTTCGAAAGTTCATGAGGCGCATGATCTTCTCGAACTCATCAACAATCTTCTTCTTGACACCATCCGATAGATCGGTATGGTCAAGGTTTAGGGTGATCGGCATGTCATTATCATTGGCGACAATCGCCTCACTGATAATCTCTTCGATTGCCCGGTCAGTTTCTGGATGCATTGCTGCATTCCGGTATTTTACGATCAGGTCCCGCTCACTCTGGAACTGGTCTCCTCGAACATCAAGGGTCTGCCCGGTAAATCCACCGGCAGTTGTGATGATCGCAGATTCAGTCTCCTCATGTGGAGGGACAAACGACATGACCTTTGCGTCAGCCGGATCGTCATTATGCGCACGGATTTCGTGTCCGAATAGGGTGAAGCCCTTGAGCTGACGCTTTTCTTCTTCGGTTTGTGGTACATTTGGAGATAGCATGAATATTACCTATATAGCGAGGGTGGGCGGGCCGAAGCCCGCCCGTCATTATTTAATTTCAGACCAGCTGATATAGCGGAACTGACATGTGAACTCTTCGATAGAGTCGCCGCTTTCATTCGCCAGCGCAATTTCGCTGATGGCGGTTGGATACGCACCGATCATCTTGTAGCGTTTGAGGACAGTTTCACTGTCCAAATCAAGCTGTTCGACAACCAGATCAGAAAACCAATTCTGGACATCCACTGTGGATGCATTTGTCGTATTGTCATTGATACCATCGGACCATGCAATCAGAGCATCCCTGACAGAAAAGTTCGTGTCATTGATGACAGTGATGGACCATGGTTCAAAGGTCTTGTCGCCGGGCCAGTATGTCTGGCGACCCCGGAACGGGACCGTGATTTCACCGAGCGTTACGCCCGGGAGGGAAGCGGCCTTCGTCATGAACGATGCAAGCTCAGTGTCTCCGTTCACATAACCCGGGAAGGTCAATAGAACTCGGAACCGGTTAGGACGAGCGCCACCTCCCGTGAACTTTGCTTTGAAGTTGTTTACGTCATTGGTTGCCATTTTGGATTATCCCGCTGTAAGTTCGTTGAAGTCTGCGCCGGTACGTGTCGCCACGAAGTTCAATCGGATGTAGTTGATCGAGTGGGCAGGCTTGATGTAGATATCGCCGACGAATTCATTGCGGTCGATCACATCTGGTGTGTTGTTGGTTGCATCACATACGACCCGGAAATCCGTGATACCCCGGCGGCCCTTGACAGTCCGGAGGAATGGTTCCACCAGATTGAGGAAGTTTGCCCGAGTGAACTCATCATTGAATTCGAACAGCGTATCCTCGGCAGCAATCGCAATCGACTTTTCAAGCACGATAAAGAGCCTGCGGACATTGATCCGGTCGAAAGCCGATGGACGGCCAAGCTTGGTCTTGTCACCCATCAGGATCGTACCACGACCCGGGTGTGTAACGATTGGGTTGACACCGGCCTTGTAGAGTGTATCCCGATCAGTCTTGGACGGATTGTAATACAGGGATGTTACACCACGTAGTTGTCCACGATTGAAACCGGCTGGGGAATACCAAGACCCATATGTGCGATCCGTTTCGGCCATAATTCCAGCCGTTGAGGAGCATGCCGGTACGTTGATATACTGGTCATTGTATTTATCATAGACCTTGAGACGTCCGGAGTCGGCAATGCCATATCCGCCAGACCATGTATCCATGAATGTCTTGATGGCCGCAGCCGTGAGATCGTCAGCAACCGGTGAGATGATCGCAACCGCATCCTTACGGGCCGCCGCAATTGCGACGATGTATGCCGCAATGGTTGTGGCTGATGCGCTCGGAAGGTCTGGTGCAATCAACAGAGAGACGTCCACAGTGGCCGAGTCCGCAAATAGGTCCCAGCCCAGTTCAAATTCAGTTGCGGTCAGTGTTGAGCTGTCTACGCCCGCTGTGAGTGATGTTGTGATGGCACCGCCCGCAGGAGTAACAGCGTAATCGGAAGCGCCGGTGGCAGCGGTCCCGCCATTGGCCATATTGGTTGCATCATTGGCACCGAAGCGAATGTACTTGGATGTTGCATTGATGACGTCAGCGTAATAGATGCTCGATCCATCTTCACTCTTGGCATCTGATGCCTGTGACAGGAACGGATACACTTCCAGAATGGCACCAGCGGTGCCAGTAAATATACCATCCTCATCGATCACCGCAACATGGACTTCATCGTTGCTCGAACCGAATTTGGCAGCGTATGCAGATGTGCCGGTTGGTGCATCAAAGTTAGCCTGATATGCCCAGCTACCAAAGTTGGTGAGCGTGGTTGATGCATCGGTCTTGAAGCCGAACAGAGAGACCTTGAGTGAATTGCCGAGAGTGCCGGGATAGCGTGCGGTCCATAGACCAACGTTTGCGAACACCAGAGTTTGGGCATCGTAATTCGTGTCATTCTTGACGACAAGAGTTCCATCGCCACCGGCATTGGCCGTAACGGCGTTCAGCATGGCACGGGCAACTCGTAGGTCACGAGAATATTTGAGAAACATTGCAGCGGTGTGGAAATCGACCGAGGTCGCAGCTGTTGGTGCGCCGAATTTCGATACAAGATCGATCTCAGACTCAACGGTTACGATTTCTTCGACCGGACCCCAGCGGAAATTTCCGACATAGGCGCCAGTCGATGCGCTTACTGCGGGGATGGTGGTAGTGTTAACGATCTCAGTGACCTGAACACCCGGAGAGACTTGAAAGCTCATTTAGGATTTATCCTCTTTTTATTTGGAAAATTACAAGGGACATTATATGGGTATTCACAATCACATGTATTTAGTAAACCCGAGCATTCTCGCATTATGATGAGGATCACCTATTCTATTTATACCTAGAACATGTAGTCATCGCCGTCTTTGGTCTCCCGGGCCGCATGGATATCCCAATCATCGAATACGGCTTCGACTCTCCATTGCAGATTTTCGTGCTGCTTGGGGTCCCACACATCCATAATGTCCTCGTACATTTCTTCGTCCAGATATCCAAGAAGCGGAACTGTATGGCCGGTCAACTCGGCCTGTTCTGCACCGAGCATGTCCCGGAGCTTTCCGGTGTGCATGTCACCAAACATGTTCGTATCTGTGAACCACGATAGCATGACGATGCACATGACCATATCGTCATGACACCCCTTCCGGGCCGCAAATGACCCGTTCTTGGCCTCGAATACTCGTAGCTCTTCAATGGTCTGTTGATCCACCAGAGTGAGCTTCCGTTGCTCGATCATATCTTTCATGTTGGAACAGCCGATGCGCTTGACCTTCTGGGTCATTTCCAGCCCCATGGATCGACCATTGGCCACCCGGCTTGAGAACATGTATGGGTATGACATGTCGTAATACAGAATCTTGTATACAACCTCTCCCATGTTGGCTTCCACAATAATGTGAGCCTCATTATATGCCATGGCGGTCTTGTAGATAAGATTTGGGAAGATCAGCGGAGAAACTGTGTTGTTTCTATAGGTGGCAACCTGCATGAAGGGCTCCACCGAAATATCAAATACCGAGAATGTGGAATAGTCTTGTCCTCGTCCCTTTGATACATCAACAGTCATGATATATTTGTGATCGGGGTCTGGTTTTGCGAATATATTAATGTCTTCGTGCTTGGCCACCGGTTCTGCTGGTGACATAGTTAAAAGATGATCCATGGAGATGAGGGTTTTGCTTGTTTGGCCGAACCCGTTTCCGAATTCTTGATCAAATTTCTTTTGCCCAATATTTCCAATTGTCATTTCCTTCCATGCTTCGTCCCTATCCGTGACATCCCACCAATCGACCCGGAATGGAGCGAATGTGTTGCGCTTTGAGATAGCGTCATCATAGAGCTTATAGAATTGGTTGTTGATCCCGTTCGGCGTCGATACAATGATGATCTTGCCGGTCTTGGTCGATGAGATGATCGGGTAGTTCGACTCATAGAACTCCTCGTCATCCTGCACGAATGCGAACTCATCACAGAAGATCAGAGATGCGGTCTTGCCCCGGGCACCGTCAGAGCTTGTTGCGACGGCTTCGATGATCGTATCCGTATCGAACTCGATCAGGGTCTTGTTGAGTGCCTTACAGCCCGGCTGCAGGAAGAATGGAAGGTTTTCGAGCGCACGTTGAATACGGCGCATCATCTCCTTGGCGGTGTCCAGTTTATTGGCCGCAATGAGGACGTGTTCGCTGTTATTGAACAGCGCAAAATGTAGGAGATATCCAATAACACCGGTGGACTTCCCGGACTGGCGACATGCCAGCATGATGCTGAATCGATTGTCCTTGAAATGTTTGAACATTCGGGACTGGTATTCATATGGCACAAAGTCAACCAGCCCGTGATCGAGATGAATGATCTTCACATAATTTTCAACGAAATATTCACATGACGCTTCGCACTTTGCGTATTCGTCTAGCTCCCACTGTGTCCATATCTGTTGAACCCCCGAGTGCTTGATCCGGTGGTTCTGCATATAGCTTCGAAGATTATGGGGATTCTGTGGGCACTTTGTCGTCAGTTTCATCGGATACTTCCGAGTAATCAGCATCCTTGATGCGATCTGCTTCGGCTTTCATCAGCTTGAGTACGTCTTCGGTAGAACCCCTGAATGCGATTTGGGGATTCGCCGGGCCATCCAATTGTTTGGTGCGCCCGGCCTCTTTTTCTATAACCTGCATTTTTCTTTGAGTATCAACAAGTTTGTCATTGACATCGGCCATGTTCTTTATGAACGCAGCCATGACAGAGTATGCCTGTGGGTGCTCCGTTTCCTTCGTCAAGGTGACGAGGTCCGGAAGCACTTCCATGCCAGACTTTAGAAGTTCATAGTATACGAACCGGCTATATTTGTAATCATCAACCTGATCATTAGCCGGATTTCTCTCTTCATCGTCCATGTTAATCTTCGCTATCAAATCCAAATGTATTCGTTATATCTATAGTATGAGCGTCGTCACGATCAGCTGATTGTGGATTAACCGCCGCCGTCTTGGTCAAATATGTCTCAGATGTATCGGTATCCCGGATGTTCACGATTGCGGTCTTGATGACCTCGACGTCCTGATCAATCCGGCCATACACATTGATAAGCATATCAAATGATAGGGAATATACGATCAAACGCCGCTCGCCCATATCACCGGAATACTGATCGTCCTTTGAAATGCCCTGCAGTCGAATGGTGATCTCGTCTACAATCTCGTCAACACCCGCAACCGGCTTGATCTTGATCCCAAGTGAAGGTTTGAAATACGGGATGATCTGTTCCAAAATCTGTAGAACTTCGTCCTGATTGCGAGACATGATCGAAAGCTCGAACGGGATGATGTATGGCGCCGGAGCCCAGACCCGGGCACCAAAGCTAGAACCCGCCGTTGTGGATGCGAGCACCTGATAATTCTGTTTGGCCTTTTGGCGCTCGGCATCATACAGCGGTGCATCTGCCTCAAATGACATGCGTGGAAGCTTGATCGCAACCCGGTCAGCTGTCAGGTCTTCCCGCTCGGTCGCCCGCTCGATATATTTCTGGCGAGGGCCGTATGCAATCGGAACCTTCTTCTGATTTGAATATCCACCGGTGCCGTTCTTGCGGGCAACATATATGTTATCGAACATGGTGCCGAATACAGCAACACAGGTTCTGATCGTCTCGTTATAATAGAATGCACCGATCATTAGAATGCCTCTCCGAATGGATTGGACGAGTCAAAGATCGCCTCGTGCGCTTCATCTGTAATCACGGTGTTCGCCCCATAAAGGGTATCCTTGATTGCGACATCCACAACGCCTCTGGTCAGCAAACTCTCGTCCGATGTGATGTCGATCCCGGCCACGAATAGACGGAAGTCCTCGACCGATGATCCGACATGTGTGACGGTCAGCTCATTGCCCACAATCGATATGACTTCACCGGTGACAGTAGCGCCGGTTTGAACCTGTGTAACAGTCTCGCCGGTCGTGAATGCACCCGAGGAATCCAAAACCAAAACCATTGTACCAGAGCTTTCAATACCAGAGGTGTCCACACCATCAATGTCGAGGTCTTCGTCATTGTATTCGAAGAGTGAGATGCGCAATTTATAGACCGGGAGGTTCATCAGCTGATAGAATGGCTCTTCATGCTCAATGGTGGTGATTTCGAATAGGGCATGAGAGAATGGCACGTAAATGAGGTCGCCTTCTAGCGGCCTGATCATGCCTGCGGGCGTGCCGATATCGGCCAGCCATCTCGCCCTCGAAACGACAAGAGTTCCTTCGTCCCGAATTTCAATACCGAACTTCTGGAATAGCTCCTGCCCTTCATAGCCCGCAACATTCTCGACATACATCTCGATAGGGTATGACTCCTCGAACGATGATGAGATGTCCTCGCCCAAAAGAAGGTCCATCCGAACCTTTTTGCGGGGAACATATATCATGTCATTGCCATACATCTGGATGGCCTCAATGACCAAATCCTCGTATAGAGCCTGTTCGGTCGCAAATCCAGCTGTTGAAAAGTATGAGTTGGTCGCCATTATATTACCCTATAAGAAAATCGATAGGTGTCTTGTACTTTGTATTTAGCTCTTCTTCCAATCGTGTGCGATCCTCAATACCCATCTGCAGGATCGAAGAGCCCTCGAATGTCACGCCACCGACCGTTTGAACGCCGCCGAACTTGATAAGGTTCCGGCCCCATTGAACGGTCAGGAGTGCGACCGCATATTTCTTGAGCCAGCGATCATTCCACATCTCGGTCACGTCTTCATCGACCTTGGCATATGCCTTGATCAGGATGTAGTTTCCGACCGTGACATCAGTGGCCCAGTCAATATCCAGATACAGCTTCTTGCCATGCTTATTGTAGCGGAAGCCCACCTCTCCGTTAAGAAGATCATTCAGCATGCTGACATACTGCTTTGTCTGGACATACGACTGCATGCCGCCCATCTGCTCAAGCTCTTTCACGAGCTGCAGGTCAATCTGAAAGCGGAAATCAAGCAGACTGGTTCCGAACTGGGATGCCCCGAGATCAAAGACGCCTGTCATGTAAATGATGTTGTCCGGGATAGTGATATAACCATTTGTCACATCATCTGCCGTCACGACATGCTTGACATACAGCTCTTCTGAGCCGTCCATATGATTTTCAACAAACATCTGAACAGCATCATCAATTCGGTCATCAATATGATCTTCCGTTGTATTGATGTTCAGAATGCCATCACCAAGTTCCCGCAGGCAGTATGCCCGGAATGATGCTCTGTCTGTGACTGGCGTTGCCATTACTTGCGTTCCAATCTAGCCACTTTGGCCTCAAGTTCTTTGATAGCCTCGATCAGAAGCGGTACAAGCTTCTCGTATGAAACCGTCTTGTTTCCACCGTCATCCTCATGTACCACTTCTGGCATGACCTTCTCAACGCTCTGGGCCGTGACGCCGACTTGGCGCACGGTCGAAGCAATGCCAATCTTTGCGGCCTTGTCATTCCAGTAATAATACATGGTGTCGATGGACTTCAATTTGTGAAGCGCACCGATGATATCGCTGTCCTTGGTCTTAAGGCGGAGATCAGAGTATGCCGTGATGTTTCCGGTCGCCGTGAAGTCACCGGTTGATGTGGCAAATGTGTATCGGGTGGTGGTCCCGTCTCGAATAATGAAGTCACCGAGATTGATATCCAGATATTGATGCGACCCGTTGTGGAACATCTCACCATCAGCCGACGATCCGAACTCAATGATGTCGGAGTCGTTGAGTCGAATACCGGCGTTGAATGTGATCTTACTTGTGGCCGTGTCGGCGGCATCCGAGCGCAGGAAGCTTCCTGCACCAATGCCACTCAGGCTACCGGCACTCACCGAAAGCCCGTTCACAAACGCCTGTGTCACTCTAGCATCAATCGCAGCGTTCGCCCGGGTTGCTGTGTAATAAAGGTTCGTACCCTCGCCCAGATTTGTGGTCGAGAATGCGGTCATATCAACAGAGATTGCGTCAGCCGCAACCGTGATGCCGGTCCCCGCACCGATGTTAATCGTGAGGGCACCGGAGGTGCCGCCGCCAGTCAGACCAGAACCTGCCGTCACACCTGTAACGTCGCCGGTGTTGGTGGTGTATCCTTTGGAATTGATCAGGTCATCAACAGCCGCTGCCGTCATGAGAATCGAGTCCACATCGGCGAATGCATCTGTGCTCAATTGAACAGCACCCGCCGCCATCATTGCGACCGTGATTTCAGGAATACGAGCTACATCAAATACACCGGTTGTAACCTTGCTGGCAGCAAGGGACGGGATGCGAGCATCGACAAATGTGCCCGATGTGATGATCGACGTTGGGAGTGATGGGATACGAGCAACGTCGAATGTGCCAGATGTGGTCTTGCTTGCCGCCAATGCTGGGATGCGAGCATCTAGAAAAGTGCCGGATGTGATGTCGGTGGCAACATGTGTATGAGAAGCTGTCGCAAATGCAGCTGCTTCTAGACCATCCAGAAGATCGGCATTAAGGCCGGTCCCGGGACCATCGTTTTGCTCGGACCATATTTTATAGTTGACGCCACCCGAGCGATAATACATACCGGTCGTGCTGTTCCAAATGATATCACCATTTGCGGTCAAGGCGGTCGTGGCATTTGATGTCAAGCGCAAATAGCTGAGATCAGCCCGGCTTGTTGTCAGGCTGATTGTACCGGCTGTTAGCTTGCTCGCCGCCATATCGGAGATGCGAGCATCGGCGAACGTACCGGACGTGATGATAGATGCCGCCAGTGATGGAATACGGGCCGTCGAAAACGTACCGGACGTTACATCAGCCGCAGCATGAACGTGAGATGACGGTGTGAATGTTGATGGAACGCCGGTTAGGTTGGCCCATGCAAGATAATAGCTGCCGTGCTGACCGTCGAGTTTGTCCGCATCAAATGCATTCCCGGCACCACTATCGGCAGTGGTCAGGATGCGGGTATATGTCGATCCGTCATTCGTAAGCTGCCAATAATCAGACGCTTCGTTCCATAGAATGGATACGTTTAGAGAGGTCCCCCGCTCAATCTCAAATCCACCATTTTGTGAAGGCGTTCCGGTCACATCACTATTCAGCGTGATGATGTTGTCGCTGATAAGAACGGTCTCGGTATTAACAGTTGTTGTCGTACCATTTACCACCAGATTTCCGGTGATCGTTACATCGGATGTAAAGGTTTCGGCGACATCTGTTCGAGCGATATTGACAAGCTGGACACCATCAAGCAAGTCAGCATCAAGCCCAGAACCGGACCCCATGTTTCCCGGGTGGAAAACCTCGGAACCCGCAATGTTCAGCGTACCGCTTCCGGTCAGGGAGATATCAAAGGCCGAGGTCACATCCTTGTAGAATGTGATGCCCGCATTTGCGAATGCGGCAATTGACGCTGCGGATGCGACCAGTGTGATTGTTGACGATGTGAAATCGACCCGTTCACCTGATCCATTATGAAGGGAGCCGGTCGTTGCTCCGAATACGAAATCAGATGCGGTCGCAATACCGCTTGCAGTCATGGTGCCGGTCACCGCAACATTCGTCTTTGCGCTGATCAGAGCATTTTCGATTTGAAACTTGTTCGATGTTGCGTTGTCGTCTATACCAAGCGAGGTGAACCCACCGGCGTCGATTGTCAGACCGCCCGAGAATGTCGCTAGGCCGGTGACATCAAGCGTACCCGAAAGCGTTGCGTTCGTGAATGCAACGGTCGCACCAGTTTGCAGGCCATATACGTAATTGATTGCCGCAACAAGATTGTTGTCATTGGCGCCCGAGATGCCAGCATCCAAATTGGATAGCAGCCCGACCCGATAGTGCAATGCCTCGACCGTCGCAACATCAGCTGTCGCTTCATTCGTGGGGGTGGTGCCTGTCAGGGCCGTGACGGATGCCGCACGATTGGTGTTATCGGATTGTTGAATCGTATATGCGTTGTTGAGGGACACCGCAATGCTTGCGCCTTCGATTGCATCGTTGATCGTGGCCAGAGGCCCGACCCGAGTATCAAGGGCGTTATGGTTGCTTTCCAGCTCATTGATGGCAGCGGCATGTGTCGTTGCTGATGTTGTCAGAGCGGTGCCGGGAGCAATCTTTGCAAGATATGCGTCGTAGAACGTATCAAGGCTCGCTGCAACGGATGTGCCCGACCTGATATCAACGTGGATGAGTGATAGCGTTCCGACAAGCGTGTTCAGCGTTGCAATGCCGGACGTGTTGGTGTTGATCTCGCCGTGTAGCTCATTGACCGCACCTGCAAGAGCTGTTGCGGTTGTATTAAGTGCCGTGCCATGGCCGGTGAATGTCGAGTATTTTGTATCAACCGAGTTGATGGCAACGATGACATCAGTATTTGTCAATCCGGCATTGAGGCCGGACGCCAGATTGCCGATCAGGTTTTCGAACTTCGTATCAACCTTGCCGACCGCAATGGTCAGAACCGCATCCTGAATATCAGCGGCCAACCCGGTTGGCGTCCCGACTTTTGTATTCAGGGTGTTGTGTTGAGATTCAAGCTCATTGATGGCACCGGACGTTGTCTGAGCAACGGTGGTATATGAAGTTCCGGGTGCTAGAAGCGTATCATAAGCAGTGTAGAATGTGTTGAGACCGGCAACGATAGACACGCCGCCCAAATCGCCGTCCATGGACGCCAGTAGCCCGGCACGGGCATGTATGGCATCGATAGTCAGGGCATCTTTCTGGACGTCATTGCCGGGGGTTGTCCCGTGCAATTCATTGAGAGCCGCTGAGAGGTCAGTGGCAGTGGTGTAGAGGGTGCTGATATCTCCGACATCCGCAGCTGTCAGATTATAGGTCTGAAAGAACTGCTCAATGGTATCGGTGTATGTTACGCTTCTATCGGCCATCTGTGAGTTTCCTAATTGCCTCTTCTAGTGCATCAACTCGATCCAGCAAGTCTTGATGCTCTCTACTCTTTTGCTGTATTGCCTGCATTCGTTTTCGGGCGACCGCATATGCATCCTTGTTTGTATTAAGGACTGCGCCATCCGAATTTCTGGCCAAATCTGGAAAATCACGTACTCTCATGTGTCTATTTATGTGCTCAGAGCGATTGCCCGGAAATCTTTTATTCTTGGTACACTTGATGTATTCGATGATGTGAACACGATCTTGATTTGGAATGTGTTGAAGTCATCCAGACTGTCAATCGTGTACACATACTCCCGAAATACGTTCGGGTCATCATCCGTTTGGATGGCCTGATCAATGACTGCGAGCGTCCAATCCGTCTGGGATAGGGGTGCATCGGAGCCGGATGCGATGGCCTTGTAATAGACATCGATATATGATCCGCTCGGGCGATTAGCTGCCATGAGCATCTTGATGCCGACCGCTGCCTGTTCAAGGGTGATGGCCCGGAACACATGCTTTGCAAGGGAGCTTCCGCTGATGGGATCGGTTTCGGACACAAAGTTTGCGGGCTCGTTATAGCCGTCGAGGTCTGGCGTTGCGGATTGCCTGTCGATCCGGTTGCCGATGAGAGACGCAGACAATCTGGATAGATCGATAACTGGCGAAATCAAATCGGATGTTGTGGAGAGGCTTGCTTCGAATGCAAGAGACTTCTCTGCCGACATGTTCACACTCTCGTTGATCGTTGATCCAACAGTGCGAGGGTTGATGAACTCGATATTGTCATTCACAGATACGGCCTCGTATGATGCCGATTTTGCATATGGGGTTTCATCACCCGCAATTGATTGCCCGGTCGTGGTCTTGACCGCCCATTGGGCAACCGCCCCGGAAAGGATCATTTGATTGACATTCGGGAACATCAAATCGAATGTGTGATTTTGAGTGGCCTTACCGGTTTGCACCGATGTGCCGGACGTTGTTGATGTCCCGCCAGTAGCCGTGATCGTATATGAATCGGCGTCATCACCGTCCACAATTACATGGGTTGTATTCAGATATGTATCGGCGATGCCATGGTTTGTGGTGAGCCCCGAAAGGGTTACGGATGAGTCAGTGAACATACCATGGTTTTCGTGATACACCCGCACAGTCGGGCTGGCCTGTATATTCAGGACTTCGATCAGCGTGATGGGCTTCCGGCGAAGGGCGGCCTGTTCAAAATATGCTGTGCCGGTCGAACCCGCACCGAATGCTGCTCGCTTGATCCGGAACATCATGTCCCGGGACTGATCCGGAGTCCATGTGGTGCCGTTCTGAGACTTGAACAGTGATCCAAGCGACGGCTGCTTCATGATCCGCTTGGTGGTTGAGCCGACAACATACTCTTCGGTTGCGGCTGTCCATGCGGTATAGTCATCAGACTCTGCCAGCAGAACCAGTGCGTATTCCGTGAACCCATTCAGATATATCGGAACATCAAACGCAACGTTTGTAATCGAGGCGTCGGTTGCTGTTGACGGAGATGCATGTGCATTGACATCTGCGGGTAAAACGAACTTCACCGCCCCGGGGACCGGCGATCCTGTTGGAAGGCCATTTTCCATCGGACGAATTTGAACCTGTAGCGGAACCGTTGCAGATTTGGTAGCCATGAAAATGTCTACCGATGTCACGAATGCGCCGGTCTGTCGCTCGATCACAAATGATTGTGCCAGAGGATCGATTCTGCGTACCGTCACGGGCAGTTCTGGTGGCGGTGGTAGGATGGTCGTGATTGTGGTCTCACGGGTCTCTAGCGTGCCCTGTGCGGTGTATGCAGCGAATGCTTTGGAGATCGAACTTGCATCGGTTGTTGCTGCAGCATCCCGAACCTTGAATTCACGGCGGCCAGCTCGGAAGCGGAGTGCCGATGTGTTTGGAATGAAGAATGTCCCTGTGATCACGCCATCGCCATCCGAGATGAGCGCCGATGATCCGCTTGGATGTGCGGACAGTGATGCACTATCCTCATCCTCTAGATCGGCGTCCACATCGGACATCAGCTGAAAGGCCTCTTCCCGGCACCAGTCGCTCACATCGACATTCGCAAAATACGGGGTGTGCTCCAAATTAGGCAGCAGACCCTCAATCTTGAAATACACCTTACGAGACCGCATAAACGGTAGCAGCACCACAGTCAATGTGCGGGTTGTCGTTGTCCGACGAATGCCGCCCGGTAGATTGATTATAGTTGTGACGGGAGTCAACATGTATTATACCTCGTTAAAATCTAGTGGAGAGTTTCGGTTGAACCCACTCACGATATTCGGCGCCCCTGCCCAATTCCAGCGCCAGTTATCCCAGTTGCCGGTTTGAGTTGGGTTGATCGCTCGGGTTTCCTGCACGCCAACCAGATTGGTATCCGTTTCAACATCACGCCATTCATCCGTTTCGGGCGAAAGGGTAATGCCTCCGGTATTCGTAATCACAGAATATGGATTGACATTGATTGCGCTGGACGCAAGACCCTGTGAAACTTCCACAACCTCGGTGTAATCAAGCATCAGGAAGTCGCCCTTCCGAACAATACCGGAAGATGCAGACCCGTCAGTTGCGGATGCTGTATATACCAGCCGTACATTGTATTCCTTGAAGCCCGGGCGAACCTCTCCTGCCAGTGGATCGATAGCTGCTCGATACTCGCTGTTCTTGAAATCTGCGAATGCATGGCTGTTGAAATTGTCAACAAAGAACCCGGACTTGAAGCGGTTATTTCCCGACGCATCAAGAACTTCCAATGATTGTGTATTCACCTCAAGCGCACTCAGGGTTGCGAACTCTTCGATGCGATCCATCCGAGCTTCGATCAGGCCGATATCCCGCATGGTGTATCGCTTGTTTTCGATGAATGATGTGTTAATGTCTGACACCGAAACGGTCCCGGGGTTCACATTGATCGTATAGATGCCCATCGCATTCGCCGGGGTTTGGCCGGGTTGTGGCTTGAGCGAAGGGTTTCCGGCGACAAGGCCGAACTGTCCATTTGAGTCGATATAGAGGGTGTCAATCCGAGGAAGATAATAGCTCACATCCGATTGGATGGTTTCATTATTCTCTGGAATTTCGTTGATGGATGACACGGTAGAGGCTGTGTATTTTGGACGGAAATCGAATGTATCCGATAGGCGAACCTTCGTGCCATCCGCAAACGTGTGGATGGGGATATCACCATAATCGAATTCACCGAGCCCGATGAATGAGTTATATGAATCCACATTGAAGTAATCACCCGCACCGTGTGCGAAATATCTATAGGTGACCTTGACATTCCCGGCAGGCGCAACAGCACCGGCACGCAGAAGTAGCTGGCCCTTTGCATAGAAATTGTCACGCTGCCCGCCGTCCAGTGTGTATCGGCTGGTGATGTCTGCATCCGCATCATCAACATCCTTCACTGAGACCAGATCATAGATGTCATAATGGATCAGCGAAACAACATCAGAGCCGTCCGGTGTCAGGGCGGTATCTGTGACGGTCGTTAGAGTTTTGGTGCGATTCGAATTGGTGACGGTCGTTTTGTCCACGAATGCAATGAATGTATGGGCTGTTGTCGCCGTCAGGCCTGATACAAGAATGGTCTGTGATCCAGAGCCACCGTATGAGGCCGATCCGGTGACAATGGCGCCGGTGTCATTCCGGAACACAATCCATTCACCGGTATTCGCCCATGTTACGGTTGCTGATAGGGTGTCCAGCGTGACATCCCCGGACCCGTCCGTAGTATCGACTTCATGTCGAATGACCCGGGCCGAGATATCCGTGATCGCCTTGATGCGAGCGTGTGGAATTTTGAATATAAGGCTGTTCTTGTCTGTGTCATACATGATCGCATTGTTGACAGTGTCTGCATTAGTTTCATCAATGGTAGTAGCTGTCAATGCAGTGCCAGTAATAGTTCTAATAACATTGAATGCATATCCGGAGTTCATCACAACACCGAAGAGATACAGTCTATAGATCGCACCAGTTTCAAGAGCGATAGAACGTAGTCTTGCAGTTCCTCGGATAGTGCCACCGCTATCCTTCAAAGATACAGATTCGAACGTGTCTAGGCCCGGCGCACCAGTAAGTGCATTTACCCGAACATAGTTGCCGTGATATGTGGATGTCTTTGAGTTGTTCTTGATTGCGGTCGTCAGGGCTTTATCTATGTCTATGCTAGACGCCTGTGGTTTGTCCACAAGGAACCCCCGGACATATGCCCGACCCGGATCAATCGCAAGGGTGAGCTTGGTGGCATCACTCGCATGTGCGGATGGAGATACGATGAATGGATCGACGGTATAATTTCCGGATTCATCATAGGTCCGGCGAGCCATCTCTTCGCCGAGGATTGCATATGTGGAGCGGGTGACCTGCTCGACAATCTCGGCATCCTTGATGGTCACAAGCGTGAAGTAATCTTCACCAGCGCTGACATCAGTTTTGTCGATCAGGGTCAGCGCAAATTTCAGGCGATCAGCCCCCGGTGCATTCAGGTTGTTTGTGCCGTTCGCATTGTCGAGGAGTGTTGCGTCTGTGTCGGATGTGACGATGGTTTCCGCAACCGTAAGGCCGAGTTCAATCGTGCCGGTTGGAATGCCATATTTCTCGACAATGAGTGATTGACTGGTCGCAACCGCAAAGTAGCCCCGGACGAAATACACGCCCTTTTGGAGATCAACCTTTGTTCCGGTGCCTGTTCCGGATGTTGAAACGGTGTACGATCCCGATGTCGTGTCCGGATTTGTCCATGTGATGGTCTCGCCATCTTGGAACCGTCCACCGGTCCCACCACCACCACCCGTGTATCGAACGTAGAGGGTAGCAGGATCGCCACCGTCAACAGCAACGGACTGGATAAGGGTTGCGGTCAGATTGGACTGCGTCGGGCCCACCAGTGTTGCGCCTGACACCACTGCACCTAGTGATGCATCATCAAGCTTCACATACTCGTAATTGGTATCAATGGATGCGCCACCCGGAACAACCATAGAGCCTTCCAAAAAGATATTCTGCCCAAATCTAGTGATCTGGTTCTGTAGAATAGTCTGCATCTGTGTAAGCTCACGGGCCTGCACGGCTCGACCGCCCCTGAACAGAAGCCTGTGGTATTGTTTATCTTCGTCATAGTCATCGAAGTACGGGGCAACTGTTGTATTGACGGCCATTGTGTTTTCCTAGTATTCTTATTTATGGACGAACATTAATGAAGTAGTTCTTCCAATTATCTTGAAAATATGGAAAGAACATTCCATTACATTCCGAAATTATGATACCAGCATCAAACGGGTCTCGGCCAATGAATGCAACTGTGCTGTGTTCCGGGAAGTATTTTCCCATTCCTCGGCGACATCGTTTCCCGATCACATGGCATAGAGCACGAACTGCACATTCATTCTGCTCTACATCATCAAACTTCTTTAGTTCAGTTTCAGGAAGAGCCTTAATGGCATCATCAATAACTGATCTACATTCACCTTCTGACATATAATCGTCCATATTTAGGTGAGCACGTTCAATAGAAAATGCCATTATGTTCGTAGGGTCAACCGATTCATTATCGGATGGCCCAAAGAGCGCTTCCGAACTCGAATCCATGGATGAGTACCTCGGCTGAATGTAGAACACCATAGGGTCCTCGGGCTTGGCTTCCTGCTTTGGTAGATGGTCAAACATATTATATTTCCTTTGCGATTAATACTGCAAAACCGCCTTCAAATCTTCTGTCTGATCAATAGCCCGGGTGACGGCCACACGGTTTTCGATTGATAGAATGGTCCCGGAGTATTTATCGAACTCGCCCGGGTTGTTTGCATCATCTGCGTTGCCGTCGATGGCTCCGGTTGACAGTCCATCACCGGTCAGAGCATCAGAATCATTGAAGTCAACAAATCCGGTTACCTGTGTTTGGTGGTAATACACCCGCTCAGTGGGGGCGTCATAATAATCGATGATGGCCTTTGCGCCGGATGTTCCGCCTGTGATGACATCATCAAGAACCCATGTACCGGCAGCCGATACAATATGGTATTTCAGGGCAAGGCCGGTCGTATCAACAAATGCACCCTGCGGGCTTCCGACATCGAGTGGGTTCTTCATGATGAGAACCTGACGATAATTATTCGCTGGAATGAAGTCGCCATTAAATCCATCAGCCGGATTTTCATCACCCTCAAGCAGGACATGGTACATCAGATAATATGCATTGAGTTCGACAATTGGATCGTATCCAAACCCACCCTTGATGGCCGTGAATTTCACATCCATCGTTGCGGCATCGCCCGCAGTTGTTACGGCTGTGACTGCAGC